CAGTCGCTCCGGTTGCACCCTGCGGTCCAGTTGGGCCTGTCGGTCCTGTCGCTCCCGTAGCTCCAGTTGCTCCGGTTGGTCCAGCAGGTCCAGTTTCGCCTTGAATACCCTGTGGGCCTTGTGCGCCAGTCGAGCCAGTAGGACCAGCAGGGCCAGTTGCACCAGTATTGCCTGTGTCACCCTTATCGCCTTTGTCACCCTTGAGTCCCTGAATACCTTGCTCGCCCTGAATACCTTGTGCACCTTGTGGTCCTGTTGCTCCAGTTGCTCCTGTTGGACCTGTGTTGCCTGTGTCCCCCTTGTCACCCTTATCTCCCTTTAGTCCTTGAATACCTTGCGGACCTGTTGCACCTGTCGCTCCAGTTGCGCCAGTCGCTCCAGTATCGCCCTTGTCACCTTTCGGCAAAACAAAGTTCAAAGTCTGCGATGGTGCTGTGCCTGTGACTGTTACGGCTGCGGCTGTTCCGCTTGTAACTGTTCCAACCGATAAAACTGTTGGCTGACCTAAGACTGTCTCATTCACCCAGAGCTGTGTTGACGAATCATAAACAAGCGACTGCCCATCGGTTAGACCATTGAACTTGACATTGTGAAGTTCGTCTAGCTCGTATCCGTTCTGGATGTTGACGAATAGAACACCATTGTTCTGATTGGCTCTAACGCAATAGCCAATAAAGACTGAGTTGTTTGGTGGGACTGGCTTTGTAGAAGTTAGACCGCCGGGGACTGTTGGGGAAAGCCAAACTGCTGCACCTTCGGTTAGTCCGTTGGTGTTTATGTTTCTGACAAGTCCAAAGCTGGCAGCGAATCCTTTGCTTCCACCGCTAATTGTCTCTGCCATAACTGCGATGGTCTTTGAGCTAGTGACCTCTGAGTTTGCCTGAGCGTAGGAGACAAGTTTGTTATTGCCGTCTGAGCCTGTGATGTAGACAGCTTTGCCCTTAGTGCGTTCAGTGTTATCCGAAGACTTTGCCAAGATGAAAAGCTCTTGTCCGACATTCTGATTGACAGTCGGGGTCATGCCAAGCTCTAGGGTTTTGTCTGCGTCATTCCAGCCAATGCGACCAACTGCTATAGAAGGAACTGCATTGACATTGAACTGGATGTAAGCAGGCTCAGCGATTGCGGTTGCGCCGATGATGTTGTCTACAAGTGTGGCTTGGTTCTGATTGACAGTTGCGCTGAATGTTCCGCTAGTGGTTATGGTTGCGGTATTTGGTGCGGTGACTTGAACAATGCTTGTGCCACTTGTGACTGTGATTACGCTCAACGAGTTACCTCTGGGTCAACATTGAAGTTGCCTTCTAGTAGGCGAGTGACATAACCTCCTGATGTCACTAGCTCTAGGTCATAGACATAAGGGCCAGAGGGAACACCTGCGGTTGTAGTTGCGGAGATGTCTAAGAGAATTGAGCCGGCAGTTCCGCCGAGTGTGATGCCAGTTCCAGAAGTTAGGCTAATGACAGCGGTTGATGCGTCATAAGTTTCTCTTACCTGCATCCTTGCGGAGTAGCCAGTCAGGTTGACGGCTGTTCCGTTCAAAGTCCATGTCAGGTTGTAATCAAAAGATGCGCCTTGCCAGCAGTTTAGGTTTAGCGTTGCAGGTGCTTGCATTATCCCTCCGGATAGACAGAAGTTGGGTCGGCTGGGTTAATCTGTGCGACACCCTGAAGCTGAACGCTTGGAACGCCTGTGTGTGCGATCGGTGGCAAGCCCATAGCTGCAAGGGTCTCGGCAGGGTCAAAACCTGAGTTGATAAGTTTTTGCGCCATCGCAACACGCCTGTCGGTTGCAGATAGGTCAGCTGCGTCAATGTTCACATTCGCAAGTGGCACTCTAAGGATGTCTCCGCCGTCAATCTTTGACAGGCCTTCTGCGACACGAGCGTCATTGGTTGTCAGGATGCCAGCTTGGATACCCTGCGAGTAGGCAGAGAAGCGAGACTGTGCATCGCCTCGGAGCAGGCTGTTCATGTTGAATTCAACGAATGCGCCCTGTCCGTTTGGATAGACCTGAAGCAGGGTCGAGAGAGAGTTCTCAATGATTGCAACATAAGGTCTGAGAGTGTGGGTCACGAACTCAATGGAAGTCTGCTCAATGCTTGAGTAAGTGTTAGTCCCCGGCAGGTTCATCAGGTGAGATGGGATGTTCCAAATTCGGCAGAGGTCTTCGATAAACATTCTGCGAGAATCAAGTAGCTGTGACTCTTCTGGATTTATGCCAATGTCCTTGATGTCAAGACCTGAGTGCAGAACGATTGTCTTGTGAGCTTTTCTCCAGCCGCCATGACGAGCGTCAACCGACTTCGCCAGAAGCTTCGCCTGATCCTCAGTGAGCGACTGAGGGGTTACTAGAGCGTAGTTACCCGATGCGCCCTGTCCAAAGAAACGCTGTGCGTATGAGTCGAGAGCAAGTCCTAAACCAAGAGCGTCTTTCATTGCCTCAACTCTTGACACGCCTCGAATTCCACCGGGTCGCATGACTGACTCGACAATGTGCAGAATTTCGTCAGAGGTGTAAGTCTTCTGGTCTTCTTCATAGACAAACATCACTCGACCATTGCGGTTGCGCTTGACCTCAATCTTGGTCGGGTTGAGAACCATCAGGTTGATTGGGAAACCTTCTTCGTCTCTGAAGACACGAACGAAAGCATTGCCGTCAAGCATGAGGGAAGCGATGATTGAGCTGATGAATGGAGTCCGGTCAACAAAGGAAATGTCAGGTCGGTTCACCCAGTCAGGCTTCGGCCTCATTAGAAGTTTCTGTCCGTCTCTGCGAATCCATGCATCCATCGGCAGGGTTGAGATTGTTCCAGCGATCAGCGAGATGGCAGCCGACACGCCTGCGAGTTTGTAGACATTGTCTTCGTCAATGAAAGTGCCTGAGTTGTTCTGAAGCTCAAAGTCAAGACCAGCACCCCAAAGGCTGTTCGGGGTTACTGCTCGCTTCTCGAAAATGTTTCCTAGCATCAACGCCTCTCAATAGCTATGCCGAAGAGGATGGAAAAGACTCCACCGACAATGATTCCCGCAGGGATAAAAATAAGACCAACCCCGACACTTATGGCAATTGCCCCTGCAACCTGTAGAGCTGTGACCAATTTAGAAGACATAGACACCCGGAGTTAGTTGTTCGGGTTCTATTCTAACCTGTAAGGCTCTATCTACTGCTATAACCGCTGCGACTGCTGCGTCAATACGGCGTGATGATGCTCTGTTTTCTTTCACTATCCTGACTCCTAGATTGTCGGTTTTTACTACTGCGTTTGACAGATGGCGAGCCAGTAGCGGGTCTCCATCATGTCTGAGTTTCTTGTCAACTACAGCGTCAAAGAACTTGGCGCAAGCCGGGACCATGCGCCTTGCGTTGGTCGATGGATACTCAACGATTGGGTAGCCCTCCTCAGCGAGAACCTGCATTGACCTTTGCCAGCGGTAAGGGTCGCAGACTATCTCTTTGACTTTAGGGTTTGCGGTGACGAACTCTCTAATCTTGTTCTCAACCTGCAGGATGTCAACACGCCAAGTAGCGTCATGGATGTTTGGGTCTTTCTCCCATGCCTGAATCATAAACACTTGCGGTTCGTCTTCAACTGTTGCACCGACTAGGACAGTTGAGTCACCTGAGAACGATCCGTCAAAGCCGATGATGTATTCCTTGTCTGTCAGGTCGAGCGGTGCTTCACAGGCTTCCCAAGAACCTGATGGAAGCCATGAGATTGCAGAAGATACCCATTGCCCGCAACGCTTGGTGCGAAACTCCGGCTCAGGTGTTCGCCTAACTGCCGACTCAAAATCTTCTGCCGAGCAGATGTCTCCGTAACCGGGGTTTGACATTCGCCAAGTCTCAGGTTGTGTGTGGTCAGCTTCGGCAGGTGCTTCCCAACTTGCCATGAAGAAAGTCGGGTCATCGACTTCACCTCTAGCAACCTTCTGTCCGTATTGGTAGAGGGTGTAAGCGATTGAGTCTTGGCCTGTGGTGTCGGTTCTTACGCCGGGTGTGGTGATGGCGATAAGCGTTGCCAAGCGACCTCTTGCACCCATAGCCAGCGACATGACATCGAACAGTTCTCGATTGGGCTGAGCGTGAAGCTCGTCAAAGATTACAGCCGAAGGGTTCAGACCTTCTTTGGAGTAAGCCTCGGCAGAGAGAACTCGATAGACCGATCCGTTGGCAGGTAGCTCGATGGCGTCTCGGTAAAGTTTGGTTAGCTTTGAGAGTTCTTCACTTGCCTCAATCATTCGCTTAGCGTCTTGGAAAACGATTCGAGCCTGTTCCTTTTCGGCTGCGACTGAATAGACTTCTGCACCTCGAACTCCGAGTATCAGCGAGTAAAGACCAAAGATAGAACCGAGTGCTGACTTGCCGTTCTTTCTCGGCATCAGGATCAGGTTTATGGCGTGGCGGTAGAGGCCGTCTTGTCCTGCGAAGACATGGCGGATTAGTTCCTTCTGCCAATCTCGCAGGTGTAGCTGTTCTCCTGCTTTTCCTGCTATCGAGTCTTTTGTGACAACCCCAAAGGCCTCGGCAAAGTCAATGACGAAATCGCCTTCGCCCGACTCAATCAGATTCTGCGGAACTGGTGTCAACCACTGTGGAGGCCACACGCTTTGCCTTTCTGAGCATGAGTTCTTCGAGCTTGCTTGCTGCCTTGACCTCAGCTACCCCTAACCTGCTGCGATCTGCTGGACTAAAGCCTAGCAATGACAGATTGGAAACTATCTGGCGGTCAAGTTCTCTAAGCCCTCGGCGCAGTCTTGCGTCATCGGTCTGCATCACCTTCACTCTGAGATTCCAACGCTCGTCAATCATTTCGCAAGTCATCAAGAGAAGCTCGCTATCGGTGTTAGGGCTTATCCATGTTGCGCCCATGCTCCAAACCTTGTCCCAGAGTTCTTGTCCGTATTTCAAGAGCGGTCTGGTTGGTTGTGGAGTTTCTGTCACCATCGCAATCTCAATTGCGTTAGAGGGCAATGCTCGCT